GTGGAGATGGAGTTAAAGATAGACATAGATAAAAAAGATAAGAGAGAGTTCATGGAAAGATTTACTGCATTTTATAGGTACTTTAAGCCTAAGGTTGTAAGCTACGATATAAGGGAAACTAGAAAAGGATATCACGTTAGATTGATAGTTGATTTTCCATTTAGATATAGTGATGTAGATATAGTTTTTCTTCAGTTGCTTTTAGGGAGTGATTGGAAGAGAGAGCTTTTGAACTATTTTAGAGTAAAGAATGGAATTCCAAAATGGAATGTTTTGTTTAACAAAAAGTTTAGGGTTAAGGTTGAAAACGGAAAAATAACCATTAGGAGGGTCAGTTATGAAAAGAACTGTTCTGGAGATAAAGACAAAGGTATATGTAAATGAGAAAACTCTGAAGAAGGTTGAGGATTATTTGAAAAACTGTAGGAGCGAGTATGGTGTAATAGTTTCAGAGGTATCTAAAGATTTGAATATTAGTCGCCTTACGGCTAGAAAGTATTTGGAAGTGCTTGTTGTTATGGGAAAAGCTAAGAAAAAGCAAATAGGAGATACCATTTTTTATTCTATCATAAAGTAATTGGGGAACAACTCTTTTAGTTTTTCTATGCATGCTTCTCTGTTTTCGTAAATTTCTACTAATACGCAACCTTTAATTACGGATAGTCTTTCTATTAATTCTTCTTCTATTATATTTCTCAAAAGCTGAAGCTCTTCTCTTAGTTTTGAATTTATAATCCATCTTTCTACATCTCTTTTATCATTAAGGTCAGGCAAACTTTCTAGCTCTTCCTCAATTTCTTCGATTCTTTCGTCAATGATGCTAATCGGGAATATGTCTGTAATTTCTTTTATTTCTTCTATTACAACATAGCTCATTGATCCTTTCTTTTCCTCATCTCTAAAACTCTCAATAACTATAGGGTCTAATCCAATATTTAGCACAAAGTCTCTTAAGTCAAATTCTGTTAGGTAATAAAAGATATACCTGTAAAGCTCAAAGTCAGTTTTCTTTTCATTTGGGATTAAGATTTTCATTCGTTATATTGTTTTGCATATTTAAATCTGAGTTTAATATGCATTTTTAAATAGAGATTTCAACTCATCAATAGGTGAATCGCATGGCAGAAGTTGGGTTTTCGAGAGTTGTTAGCTTGGTAGCAACTTTCATTGGCTTGATAGTAGTTGCATCTCTAGTTCCAACAGCAATCGAGTACATCTTAAACGTGACAACAGGAATGGCTTCACTTCCTATGGGTAACATAACCAGCTTGATAACAGGGCTTTTGACAGGCTTTATAGTAGCTTTCGGAGTAGTGAAAGTGGTTGCTGAGGCTTTCGGCATTGAGATTAGATTCTAAATCTTTTCCTTCTTTTTCTTTTTCTAAAAGTATTTAAATACATTATACTAATTGTATAATATGGTAGGGGATAAATCAAAGTCTGTAGCTGATAGCGGAGAAGAAGAAAAAACTGAAGTGAGTTTAACAGAACTTATAAGAGAGCTTATTCAGGGCAAAAAAGAGCAGAGAGCTAAATTGATAGATGTGGCGTAATTATGAAGCTTAGACTGTTGCTAGAGCTAGAGAGGGGCAGTAGTTGGAAGGAAACTAGGTTTTATGCAACATATCTCGGCTGGTATAAAGCAAGTAAAACGCTTAAAGAAAAGGGAATAATAGAAGAGAAAGGAATTGATAATAAAGGAAGAAAAATATGGGGCTTAACGGATAAAGGTAAGAAAATTGTTGAGCTTTTAAAAGAGCTTAGAGAGCTAATTGGTGATGACTTTGAGGTTGAAATTAGATCGAAGTGAAATAATTTGGAGCATTCCTATTATAGTTGTTTTAATTTATCTAATATACTACGGCTTTAGAGCTAAAGATATAACTAATCTCTGTTTTGGTTACTGTACGAAGCTCAGTGCGTCTGGCTATAAAATTGATGGTAGTCTTAAGGATGCTTTCTTTTTAAACGAAGAGAAGATTTATTGTGGTTGTTATTATTCTTTTTTAAATTCTTCTGTTGTGAGGAGCATTAAAGATATAAGACAATTGGGAAAAATAGGAGGTGATCTTAGTGACAAAGGTGTTGTATTTCCATTCAGCTGATACCGTTGAGATAATTGATGCTGATCAGAACGGTAAAGTGTTGAATTTAGATAAGTTTGATGAGAGTTTCTATGTAGGTGATGAGGTTAGGAGTCTGAAGCTTGTTAAGAGAAATATTTTTGGTGGTAAGAGAGAGACTATTGAGCCTTTATATATCTGTTATAGCGATTGTGTTGTTCCCTCAGAGATTCCTAGAGTAAAAGTTGAAGTTAAGGCTGAGGGTCAAAAAACGAAAGTTGTTCATGCTAAGCCAGTAATGGAGCTTGAATTTAAGAAATCAGATATAGCAGATCCAAAAACCTTTAAGAATACTATGGAGCTAGCTATACTTGGAAATCTATTAAAACCAAAAATGAAGCTTAGCGGTGTAGGATTAATGTTTATTGGAGTAATAATTGGATCTATTGTGATGTATTTTATTGGAGCTTTAGGTTACATTAGATTTTAGGTGGTGATATGCCAGAGAGACCTGATAGATTGGAAGATGAGAGCGTAGCAAACGCTAGACTAATAATGAGCTTAATTCCTTCGGAGCCAGATAAGCAGAAAATTTTGAGTGATTTGGATGATGAGGAGGTTTATGCTTTAACAGTTCTTTATTCATGGGCAGAGAAAGTTAGAAGTAGTTTAATGAAGAGTTTTGCTAATAATTTTTTACAGTTAAGAAGAAGTAGGTATAGATTAGGAATTAGAGAGCTTGTATTATTAGCTAGCTTGGTTAGTGGCGCAACAATTCCTAGTAAGAAAGGTATGAGAGATTTCTTGTCAATGAGGATATAGTATGTTAGTTGCAATTACAGGTAATTTAGGGAAGGGGAAGACTCTTACTTTAACTTATTTAGCCTGGAACAACTTCTTCATTAGAAGAAAGAAAATCTATGCAAATTATGATCTATATGGGATACCATTTACAAAAATAACGACTATTGGTAGTTTAGAGCAGTTAATGCCTTTAGAAGAGGAGGATGTACTAACAAAACAGGAGGTAGTTTTTCTTGGTGATGAGCTCTGGAGGTGGATTAGTGCTAGAACTATAGGTAAAGGAAGCAGAGAGAGAAAAGATTTAATAGATAGAATTTTGCTTGGGAGTAGAAAGGCTTTCGTTACAGTAATATATACAGTTCAGAACCTACAGCAAATAGATGTTTGGATTAGGAAAACAACTGATTTATTCATTTATCCAGTTTTGTATAATAATGTGCTAAATATATATTTCCTTAGCAATCCAGTTAGCAATCCAACATTGGAGCAGTTATATAAATATAGTACAGATAAACCATTAAAGGTAAGAGCTGAGCCTTTTTATGCAATGTTTAATACTTATCAGAGAGTTCCGATGGTAAAAGATGGTTTTGATGATATGAAGGAAATAGTTATAAATATAAGGAGAAATCCCGCTTTGCAGAGATATATATTAGTAGGACTTGGGAAGGACTTGAATTATTTTGAGAAATACTGTGAAAAAATAGAGAAGGCTTTTTGGTTGTATACTGAAGAAACTTATGAGAGAGATTTTAGAGAAGGCAAATTACCATATCAACAGGAAGCTAAAGAGCTTGGTTTAGATCAATGGTATCTGAGGATTGGTAAAAATGAATTGGTTTAA